CACGCTATTCAAACAACACAGCATCATGCACGCTGCCGCTGCGCGACTCGCGGGGGATGCGCATGAGGAACATATCTTTGTCGATAGTCTTACGGATGTCGTCCTGGAATGGTTCAATCGAGAGAATCCCATTACGGGCATCGCGCCTCGCGATGAGCGTTACGTTTTAATTCATGACGTATTGGTCAAAGCGTGTGGGTTTGAGCCACGACATATTCTGCGCCGGGATGAAATGCGCATCGGTAATATCTTGAAAACGATTGGTTGGAGTCGAAAGCAGGTACGCGTCGACGGTGCAAGAAAGTATGTTTATGCAAAAGATGACGTGTAACTTTTTACAAGAATGTAATTTTTTACAGGAATGTCTGTGATTTTTTACAAGAATGAGTGTTTTTTTGTAAAAAAATACAAGAACGACTTACTGTCACTACCTGTCACTACCTTCTTCTATATAAAGTATAAAAGTGCCTTATAAGGGGATATGGGAAAAGGTTGGGAAAAAGGTGGTGACAGGTAGTGACAGTGGTGACAGCTGTAAAAATTTACAAAAACGGCTAGGAGGTCATTATGGAGCATTTAGTCGCAGTTAACGCTGGTGGTTATCGCATTGGTGAGGATCATCCCAACGCACGACTCACGAACCATGAGGTCGAGTTGATGATCGAATTATATGAAGAAGGGCATCACTCGCTGCGTCAATTGGCAAAGGTGTTCGACATCAGTAAGAGCCAGGTTAGGAATATCGTCAAGGGATTGAAACGTGCGCAATTGCCAGAGTCATACAAAACTGTCCACCTAATTAAGAAATAACCATAACAATGAAATCAATCAGAATGGATGATTGGTTGATATGGCGACGAGTAGGAAACAACTTTATGATGGATCGACAATAAATCGACGCGGCGGTGCGCGTAAAGGTGCGGGCCGCAAGGCGGGAAGTGCGACAAAGTTGACGCGCGAAATCGCGGATCGCGCAATGCAAGAAGGCATCACACCATTGGAAGTCATGTTGTGTTGTATGCGTGACTATTGGAACGAAGGAAACAAAGCCGAAGCGGGTAAATTTGCTGTCATGGCAGCGCCATACTGCCATCCGCGATTATCAAGTGTGACCGCAAACCAAGATGTTAAAGCGCAATTGATCGTAGTGGATGAGTTCGGCGACAATATCGACATTTGAGGACGCAGCTGATTCTCGATTTGGTTTACCAATGCGCAATTGGCAGCGCGAATGCGCAAAACTTGCGCGCGGTAAACGATTCGTTGTCCTGGCGCTGCATCGACGCGCAGGTAAAACAGAACTTGCACTCAAACGTTTACTGACAGCCGCGATATTCAACAAAAACGAGCTGCCTGTATTTCTTTACGTAGCGCCATTCCAAAAGCAGGCCCGGCAGATTGCTTGGACGCGACTCAAAGTGATGGCTGCACCATTCATTAAAGTCGGTGAAATGATTGTTAATGAGACCGAGGGTAGCATCACGTGTTCGCGTAACGGCGCTGTCATTCGTATAGGCGGTGGCGATTTGCCTCACGCGCTGCGCGGATTGCGTACCGATGGCATCGTCATCGATGAGACCGCACAAATAAAGCCAGAGGTATGGGAAGAGGTGCTGCTGCCAACCACGAGTGATCGCAAAGCTTGGGTGTGGTTCCTGGGCACACCGCACGGTATAAATCTATTCAGTCAATTGTATTATTCAGCAACGAACAAGGGCGATTGGGCGCGTGCCAGGTACACGGTGTACGACACGGATGCGATCGATGCGGATGAAATAGCAAAACTCAAAAGCTCGATGAACGACACAACGTTTTCGAGAGAGTACTTGTGTGACTTTACTGCAGCGGCTGATGATCAATTGATCTCACTGACTGATGTTGAGGCAGCGGCAATGCGTGAACATAAACCAAAGTCGATGGATTACGCACCAAAGATATTGGGCGTTGATCCAGCTCGGTTTGGTGATGATCGATCGGTCATCGTGCGACGCCAAGGCTTGCAAATGTTTGATCCCATCACGCTTCGTAACGTCGATAACATGGAACTTGCAGGTGTTGTGGCAGAACAGATTCAGCAATGGCAGCCAGACGCTACGTTCATTGATGCAGGCGGTGGTGCAGGGGTAATCGACAGATTGCGTCAACTGAACTACTCACCAATAGAGATTAACTTTGGTGGCAAAGCCATTGATGCGCGATTCGTCAATAAGCGTACAGAGATGTGGTGGCTTATGGCCGATGCAATCAAAGGCAGCCTGGCGATCCCAAACTTGCAAGCGCTCAAAGTCGAATTAGCAACACCAACGTATCGCTTTGACGCTGCGAATCGCATCAAGCTCGAGAGCAAAGATGAGATACGCAAGCGATTGCCAGATAACGGCAGTCCAGACATCGCAGATGCGTTAGCACTCACGTATGCGCAACCTGTAAAACGTAGTGCTGATCGATCAGTCGTTAAACCAACGAAAGAATACGACCCATACGAAAAGATATGAAACAAAAACATACCCAGGAACAATTTAAAGAGCTGGTGTACATCGAGTGGTTTGATGCGGTCGCTGAAGCTGAATGGAATGAAACATCAACAGCTGAAGCGCATCCATGCAGCACATTGGGGTTTGTTGTTAGTGAGAACGATGAGGTGATTTGTGTTGCCTCGACGGTAAGCTTCAAAGAATCCAATGCAAAGATTCACATACCCAAAGGCTGGATACATAAGATCACGCGATTCACTGTAAACCAAATAACAAAGCGTCGAGCAACTCGTAAGAAACCTGGTGCAATTGAATCGCCGACTGATAAGCAATACGTCGACTATTAGCTGTCCACCTATTGCGCGAATCGCGCATAGCATTGGGCTTAATGGCCAAAGTAAGCATTCAATTAAGCGATTGGGAAACTATTCGCAATGATCCGTATTACCACGACATTATTGGTGGCTATGCTGACGAATGCTCAATCGAAGGAATGCCGCGACCCAAGCCGGATGGGCGTGTGTATCAGCAATTAATTAATAACGGTGTGATGTTTCCGTTTACTGCACGTATTAATCCGTTTCTCATAGGGTTTATTGCGTTGCTCGTAACACCAAACCCACATTACGGGTGTTTGATTGGGACAGTTGAGAGTTTTTACGTGCTACCCGAGCATCGAAGCAGTGGTGCCGGACTGCAATTATTAAGCAAAGCGCGTCAACACGCCGAAGCTTTAGGTGCTAAAGGCTTATTGGTGTCAGCACCAGCGGGCGGCACGTTAAGTGCAGTGCTTGATGGTATGAATTTTATGCATACAAACGAAGTGTTTTTTAAACCACTATGAATGCGTTAACACTGAGCGCTACAGTCGAAGGCAAGCAAAAAGTTGTGGCCCTCGAGGAATATCTTGCCAGTATGCCGCAGATACCAATCGACACGTTTCATACGTTTCATGCGGGTGTGTATGCCAGGACGATTCTGATACCGGCGGGCGTTGCGTTAACGGGTGCGCATATCACAATACCCACGCTGCTTGTAATTAATGGTGACGCCACCGTGACGTTAGGTGATGAGGTCATCGATGTCGAAGGTTATCAAATCATTCCTGCTGCGGCGAATCGCAAAACAGCTTATTACGCGAAACGCGACACGTACATCACTATGATTTTTGCGAGTGACGCTATAACCGTTGAGGAAGCCGAAAACCAATTTACCGATGAAGCCGATCGATTGATGTCTCGATCAAACAACAATTTAATTTTAAATAAGGAAACGACATGAGTGGAGCTGTAACGGCTGCTGCTGTAGGTAGTGCAGCATTGGGTTTAGGAGCGACTGCCGCAACTGCGGCCGCAGTGGGAATAGGTGCAGGGTCAATGATTGCACAGAGTAAGTCAGCTAAAAAGCAACTAGGTATGCAACAGCGTGCACAAGCACAAAATTTAGCTAACGCAAAAAAAGCACAAGGCCAGGCTGAACAAAACTTTGCGGCGGCAAATCAGAAACAACCAAATATTCGCGGTATTCGCGAAGCGGCTGCACGTCAGGGTAGTGGGGGACAGTCCTCAACTATGCTCACTGGCCCAAGCGGTATTGCATCAAGTCAATTATCCCTATCTGGGAACACGATGTTGGGAGCATAGTACATGGGATATGGCAACTCAAGCGGGGAATACACGCCGCGCGATGAATTATTAAAACGTTGGATGTCTTTAAAAAATGAGCGCTCGACGTGGGATAGCCATTGGCGAGAAATCAGTGACTATATGCTGCCGCGTTCGGGCCGATTCTTTAGTAAAAAGATCAATGACGGCGGTAAAGTCCACAATAACATTTACGATAATACTGGCACGATGGCTCTACGCACGTTGGCTGCCGGGATGATGGCAGGTATGACGTCTCCTGCGCGACCTTGGTTTCGATTGGCTACTCAAGATGAAGATTTAATGGATTCAACGGACGTTAAGTTATGGCTACATAACGTCACGCGTTTAATGCTGCATATCTTCAGTAGAAGCAACACGTATCGTGCGCTGCATTCAATGTACGAAGAGCTTGGCGCATTTGGCACGGGTGCTTCGATTATCACGGCTGACTTTAATACTGTTATTCATCATCATCCACTCACGATTGGTGAGTATGCGGTAATGACAAACTCAAAAGGTCGCGTCGATACGCTGTATCGCGAGATTGAAATGACAGTCGGGCAGTTGGTTAAAGAGTTTGGTATTGAAAACGTGTGTCAGGCAACGCACGACGCGTATCACGCGGGTAACTTGGATCATTACAAAACTGTGATTCACGCCATCGAACCTCGAGAGGATCGCGATTTACGTAAAAAAGATAATCAAAATATGGCGTTTAAAAGCTGTTATTTTGAATACGGCAGTACTGAAGATATGCTGCTTCGTCATTCCGGCTTTGAAGAGTTCCCAGCTGTCGTGCCGCGATGGTCAATTGCTGGTGGCGATATGTATGGTTTGAGTCCGGGCATGGAAGCACTGGGTGACATCAAGCAACTGCAGCATGAGCAATTGCGAAAAGCGCAGGGCATTGACTATCAAACCAAACCACCGATGCAAGTCCCAACGTCACTTAAAAACCAACAAGTCAACACGTTGCCAGGCGGCATTACGTATGTCGACACGCAAACACAGAATGCCGGAATACGTAGCGCGTTTGAAGTCAATCTAAACCTAAATTATTTGTTAGAAGATATTCAAGATGTACGCGGTCGGATTCGCGGTGGCTTTTATGCCGATTTATTCTTGATGCTGCAAGGTCAAGATACAGGCCGTATGACAGCCACAGAGGTCGCAGAACGCCACGAAGAAAAGTTGTTGATGCTAGGCCCAGTACTCGAGCGCTTACACAACGAGCTGCTTGATCCACTGATTGACGTGACGTTTAATGCCATGATTAAAGCGGGCGTTGTGCCGCCGCCACCACCCGAGCTAAATGAGCAAGAATTAAATGTTGAGTTTGTATCGATGTTATCTCAAGCGCAAAAAGCTGTAGGCACCAATTCAGTAGATCGATTTGTAGGAAGTCTTGGCATGATCGCGCAAATGAATCCAGAGGTTTTGGATAAATTTAATACCGATGAGTGGGCCGATGCATACAGTGACATGTTGGGTGTGGATCCAAATCTGATTACCTCGAACACGCAAGTAGCGCGTGTGCGCGAAGCGCGTGCCGAGCAACAGCAAGCCGCAATGCAGGCAGAACAAATGAATCAAGGTGCCGACACAGCACAAAAACTTGCAGGTGTACCGACGCGTGGTGGTCAGTCAACCGCAGGCACAGACATCATGGATAACTTGATGGGTTACACGGGTGTCTAAGTGTCCACCTGTTTTACGTTTTACGTTTAAAACATACGTATGAGTGAGCACGATCCCTTTGATATTCGCGGGCAAGAGCGCGAGGCGGAAGATGATGAACTGTCTACACGTATTGCCCGAGAACTCGAAGAAAGTGACACAAAGTGGCTTATGTCATCCGCGAAGGGTCGCCGCATTGCGTGGCGTCTTTTAGATCGGGCCGGAGTCTTTCGACTCTCATTCAATACTAACGCGATGCAAATGGCATTTAGCGAAGGTAATCGGAATGAGGGTTTAAAACTTCTGGGCCAGATTCATTCGCTTTGTCCCGAGCTGTATCCAACCATGTTGAAGGAAGCGAGAGATCATGGAAGAAGTAGTAAATCAGACCGAGGAAGCACCAGCAGAAACCAATCAAGGTGACGCCCAAGAGTCGAGCACTCTTTTGGACGCGGCAGCACCCGACACAGATGTTGCAACGTCTGCGCCGGAGGCCAAGTCGACAGAGGAGAAACAAGCAAATGATGTGAAAGTAGGCGCTCCCGAGGAGTACGCGGAATTTACAGCACCAGAAGGCACCGAACTAGGTGAGACGGTGATGACTGAATTCAAAGCGGCTGCGAAGGAACTTAATCTTTCACAAGATGCAGCGCAAGCAATGTTGGACAAAGTTATGCCCTCGATGCGTCAAAGTTATGAGACACAAATCGAGACGGCAAAAACAACGTGGGCTGAGGCAAGTACGTCAGACAGCGAATTTGGTGGAGATGAACTCAACCAAAATGTCGCCACTGCAAAGAAAGCACTCGACGCATACGGTTCAGATAACTTACGCGGCTTGTTAAACGAAACCGGGCTTGGCAATCATCCTGAAGTGATTCGGATGTTGTGGAAGGTCGGGCAAACATTGAATGAAGATGGTGTCGTTCCAGGTGTTCCCGCGCGAGGCGCGGAGATGGATACAGCAAAACGACTATTTCCAAATCAAAATTAATTTATTTATTTGAAAGGCAATAAACATGGCAGCTTTGTCAACAATTAATCCGACTTTATTAGATATTACTAAACGCCTAGACCCAGACGGAAAAATTTCGGCGATCAGTGAAATTCTGACACAAACAAACGAAGTGCTCGAGGACATGGCTTGGCAAGAAGGTAATTTGCCAACAGGTCATCGAACAACAATCCGTACCGGACTACCCACACCAACCTGGAGAAAACTTTACGGTGGGGTACAAAGTACCAAGAGCACAACTGCCCAAATTACGGACAGTACCGGAATGATGGAAGCGTATGCGGAAGTGGATAAGGCGCTTGCAGACTTGAACGGTAACTCGGCAGCATTTCGTTTGTCAGAAGACCGAGCACATATTGAGGGCATGAACCAAGAATTTGCGTCAACGCTCTTCTTTGGAAACGAAGGTACTGAGCCAGAGGCATTTACTGGGTTCGCACCTCGCTTTAACAGCACCAGTGCACCCAACGGTGAAAACGTTATCTCAGCTGGTGGTTCAGGCTCTGATAACAACTCCATTTGGCTAGTCGCCTGGGGGCCAAATACCTGTCACGGTATTTATCCAAAAGGTTCTGTAGGCGGAATGTACATGGAAGACAAAGGGAATGTGACCGTAGAAAATATTGACGGATTGAACGGAAGAGCCGAGGCCTACAGAACCCATTATCGGTGGGACTGCGGTTTGACAGTAAGGGACTGGCGATATGTTGTACGCATACCGAATGTTGATTTATCTGATCTAACGAAGAACGCAGCGTCTGGTGCAGACCTGATTGATTTAATGACTCAAGGTATTGAGCAGCTACCTAGCTTGACACTTGGTAAGCCAGTTTTCTACGTCAGTAGAAAAGTTAAATCATTCTTACGTCGCCAGATCATGAACAAAGTTGCTAACTCAACACTCACGATGGAACAAGTGGCCGGAAAAATGGTGACGATGTTTGACGGTATACCAGTGAAACGTGTTGACGCATTGGCAGCTAACGAAGCGGCAGTTTCTTAATTAGATTTTTTGATAGGAGTTACACATGATTTTAGATGAAAGAACGGAAATTGCCGATGCACTTGCACTTGGCACATCTGGTACAGGTCGTCAACTAGTTGGTGACCAAATTGATCTTGGTAGTGCAGTCAGAGACGTGGGTGCGGGTTACCCACTATTCGTTGTGATTCAGGTTGATACTGCTGTCACAAGCGGAGGTAGTGCTACCGTAGACTTTGAAATTGTTTCAGACGCGGCAGCCGCAATTGCAACTAATGGTACGGCTACAGTTCACGCTACTACCGGCGCGATTGCAAAAGGTACTTTGGTAGCTGGTTACAAAGCTGTAATCGCACTACCGCAAGGCAATGACTACGAGCAATTCTTAGGTGTTGTGGCAAACGTAGGCACAGCGGCACTGACTGCGGGGAAAGTCAACATTTTCCTCACACAAGAGCCAGCAAACTTCCGTGCATACGCTGACGCAATTAACTAAAGGTAGTTAGCACATGACCCTCGTTAAAACTCTTGAGCCTTGTTTTATAGCTGGAGTCCGTCATCGACCAGGTGATACTTTCTACCTACCTCAAGGTTTGAAGCCGTCGAAGTATATGGAAGTTTTACAAGAAAACGTAAAACCGAAAAAGTCGACTCGAAAACCTAAGTTAAAAACAGAATCTGAGGTCAACACGTTCTCCGAGCTAACAAAACGAGACGCAGAATTGTACGGGTTTAACGAGGGTCAACCATAAAGATTTTCCCCCAGTACCACTCCTTCTAAGGGACTTATATGGGGGCCACGCGCCCCCATTTTTTTAAAGGTTTAATCGATGGCCAGTGAAGTTGATATTTGTAATTTAGCTCTTAGCCGTTTGGGTGATGATGCGTCAGTGGCATCAATCAATCCGCCGGAGGGTTCGAGTCAAGCTGAACATTGCGCCCAGTTCTACCCAATCGCACGAAATTCTATGCTTCAGGGACATGACTGGAATTTTGCAACACGTCGAGAAACGTTAGCACTGCTAAGCGGGGTTGATACGTTTAATTGGAGTTACGCTTACGCGCGACCCGCAAATGCGCTGCGCATTTTAACCGTACTACCTGCTGCCAGCTCACCTGAAGATGATGGTGTTGAGTTTGAATTATCAAACACCACTGATGGCACGGAGATTATATTAACGAATTTAGAAACAGCGACCGCGCGTTTTACCATTTTAGTCACCGACACGACAAAATTCTCTCCGCTGTTTATCGATGCGCTCGGCTGGTTTTTGGCTTCCCACCTCGCGGGTACAGTGATTAAAGGCGATGCTGGTCGGAGCGAGGCCAAACGATGTTACGAATTCTGGCGTGCGACACAAATAAGCGCGATTCGGCAAGACGCTAACGAGAAACTTAATCCCCCGGTACACACACCTGAATTTATACAAGTTCGAGGCAGTGTTAATCCGTTCTTATTCGATGGCAAAATAATAAGGTAGTTATGACAACGACGCGCGTGTTGCAAAGAAGTTTTGCGGGTGGCGAAGTCACACCTGAATTTCACGGTCGAATCGATGACGTTAAATATCAAACGGGCTTGGCGACGTGCAAGAATTTTATCGTTTTTCCGCATGGCCCAGTAGGCAATCGTGGCGGTACCAAGTATGTAAATACGGTTAAAAACAGCGCACACACAGTCCGACTCATTCCATTCACGTTCTCAACCACGCAAACAATGGTGCTCGAGTTTGGTCATCAGTACGTGCGCTTTCATACGCAAGGCGCCACGTTATTGGACAGTGGATCAATCTACGAAATTCATAGCCCGTATGGTCATGCCAATTTGCCGGATTTGCATTACGTCCAGTCAGCGGATGTGATGACCATCACACACCC